TCCTCAGCCAAGTCGCGCAGGCAGCGAATGATGTTGCGGGAGCAAGAAAGATTGAAGTCCTCCCAGGCCTCGAATTCGCTCGTGTGCCGCTCGCTCTCCGTGTCGGCGAGATACTGCATGCCCGGCTCGTGATTGACTCCGATGGGCTTTTTCGCCGTCATCGACATCTCGGACATGCCGCGCTGCTCGCGCGCGTTCTGTGCGATGCGTTGCGAACGCTGCGGCAAGTCGGACGGAATCACCGGCATCGCCGCCACCATGACTGAGCCACCGGGCGGCCCGTTCGTCAGGTAGATGTTGTTCGGTGCGTTCGTCATCTGCGCCGGGTTGAGCCCCGATTTCTTGTCGATGTACGTGCGCGGAACCGCGTGCAGGTCGACGATGCGAGCCTCGCGCGAGTTCCATTTGTTCATTTCGATTTGGCTTGCAGCCAAGCACTCGGGTTCGCCGCGCGACCACCAGGAACCGGGCACGAAGTTCGGCTTGAACCAGCTCACCGGGAAGTGATCGTGTGGCCACGGCGCGTCGACGAGCGCGGTCGTGGTGTTGCTGTCCCCGCAATCAATCGCCACGACGTGGCGCCCGTCGTGGTTCGCCTTGCCGCGATTGCCGTCCTCAGTTTTGCCGTACGCGCGCGGGTCTTTCAGGTCGACGCGCCCGCTCGGTAGGTGCCATGCCTTGTAGATGATCACCTGGTCGTGCATGCCTTTGGCGTCGCGCAGATCATCGTAGGTATCGGCGGCGCTGGCCGAGTTCGCGCTCTTGATGGCGTCGCGCACCGCTTTCGGCGCGTCCGCCATGTACGAGAGGAGCACAGCCCGGTCGATTGCGTGTCGGGCAAACAGCTGCCGGGGGTTACCGGACTGCGCCTCTCGTTTGGAAACGAAGTATTCCCAGCACCACACGAGGCTGGCAACGACGCGGCTGTTGGCCATGTCGGGATACCACTCGACGCCGCCGCCTTCGAATAGGAAGCCGGTTGCGCACACGGCGCGACGCAGCCACCCCTGCATGCCGACCTCGTACATGATGCCGTCGGTTGCGGCCTGCATGCTCGCGGCCTTGCGCTTCGTCTCGGAGTCGGCTGACTCCGTGATGAACATTGGGCGCACCTTGTTCTTGAGCGTCGAATTGATCTTCGTGTCGGTGATGGCCTGAATCAGATTGTAGGCGCTGTTCTCGACGCCAATCAGGTCGAGCAGCGCGAGCGGGTTGCCGCTGCCGGTGAGGCTGTGCCGATTCGAGCCGAGGTAGAGCGCGAGGCAATCCTGCGCGAGTGAGATGCGCTGCGCACCCTGTTTGCTCCAAAGCTCTTTCCCGACGCGAAGCACGTCCTGCGCGGCTTCGCTCGAGTCGGCCGCGTTGAACCAGAGTTCGTCCGTTTCGATCATGGCTTCACCCCTGCGGCGCGGCGACCGTGCGCGGCGCAGAATCGCGTGTCGAACGCCCAGCCGTTGTTCTCGAGGCAGCCAAGCGCGACGCACGTGCCCGGGCCCTTGTTCTCGGGCGCCGGCTCTTCACCTTCGAGCAGCGCATCCGGGGCGGGCGCGGGGATGGTGTCGAACAGCTCGACTGAGAGCAGCTTCACCGTTGCCCCGTCTGCCTCCGTTACGAATAGGCCGTAGTTGTCGGCGGCGCATACGCTGCGAATCCCGGCCGCGCGCAGCTTGTCACCCAATTCCTTCAGATTCACGTCGCCCCCATGAGCCGCATACCCGCGGCGTGCATCGGCCCTTGATTGATTCGGTCCTGCGCACGCAGGCAAAACAGCGTCTCGTCGTCGAGCGTCGGCAGCGCGACTTGTTCGGCCTCGGGCAGCACCTGCATGGCCAGCAGCACGGCCGCTCCATAGTCGCAATGGCGCCCGTCCGCCGTCTTGGGCAGCACCGGCGCACTGCCGCCGCCTTGCTTCGGGCGACGCTTCAGCGCAATCAAGTCGGCGCGCAGCTGCTTCACGTCGGGCAGCGTCAGTCGCCTCTCCGTGAACAGCGCCGGCAAGCGTTTGCACGCAATCTCGTCGTCGCGCGTCACGAGCCGAAGCTCGAAGCCCACCTGCACGAGCTCGGCAATGTCGGACAGGTGGTCGAAACCGGCCTGGTCGGTGTGCACTTCGTGGATGCCGTACGGCTCGATGGCCTGCTCGATTTGCGGCAGCACCTGGCTACCTTTTAGCGGCGTCGCGCGCGAGCCGATCCATTCCCGCGCAAGCACGAGCTCGTAGCCCCCGTCGGGCTTCGTGCCGATAACGACGAGCGTCCAGCCGTTGCCGCGCGTCGCCGGGTCGATGACGGCGACGTATCCCTGCATCGGCGTGGCGCGCAGCCCCGTGTCGGCGCGCGTCGCGGCGGTAATCTCGACCGATGGGATGAGCACGCTCTCCGGGTCGGCGAAGTGGCTCATAACGTCCGCCTCGTAGGCGCGGTCATCGGCCTTGCGGATGCGCTCGCAGTATTCTGGCGTGTACAGGTCTGGGCGGAGCTGCGGCCCGTTCGCGACCATGACCACCAGGTCGGTTCCCGGTTGGCCGAACCGGTGCGTGATCAGCTCGAACGCCTTGCCGCGCGGCGCCCAGAGGGAGCCCACGAGGTCAATCTGCGCGCCGGGTCGCATGCGCGCCATCACCGCGGACAACGCGTCGTCGAGATTGATGACGCCGTCCTCCTGGCCCTGCATGCGCGGCGCTTCGTCGAAGATGATGCCGAGCAACCAGCGCGAAACGAGCGTGCGCCCAGCGACCGAGCCGGCTGCCATCTTGATTTCGACCGGGCGCCCCGAGCGATTGCGAATGAGAATGCTGTCTTTCGTCGGCTTCTGCACGAGCAGCTGGTAAAGGCGCGGCGAATTCAGCACCGCCCCGGTGATTTTGCTAAACGTCTCCTGCGCCTTGTCGAGGTCAACTGAGACGATCGGCACGCGCGGGATTTCGCCCGGCGCTAGCCCCGAGCAGTCCCCGAGGTATGCGTTACGCACGGCCTTCGCGGCGACGATGGTGCTTTTGGCACAGCGCACGGCTGCCCCCAGTAGGCACATGTCTGGCGCGCGACCGACGGGAAGAGCAGATACAGCAGCGACGCCGCCAAGCATCCCAATAACGTCGGGGTGCGTTGCGTACTCGGCAAGCGGTTCTCCTGTCATGACGCGGCAGATGGCGCGCTGCGGAATTGAGGCGCCGGTCAGGCCGAACCCCTCGGGGTGCGTGAGCAGCGCCTCGAGGTTCACGCGGTCCCCGTCGAGCCCGTCATCCGGTGTAGGTACATCGCTCGCTGCTCGAGAATGCCCGCAACGATGATTTCGATGCTCGCGCGCACACGGACTTCGTCATCCATGCGCGCGTTCGCCATGCGATCCTCGTCGTCATAGCGAAAGTCGATCTGGTACTCTCGCCCATCGGAGTCGGTGCCATAGATGCGCGCACCGAACCCCATCAGCTCCGGGTGGCAGCCGACGAGCGTCACGCGGCCCGCGAGCTGCTTGTTGCATTGCTCGGCAATCTGCCCGAGTAGGCGGCGTTGCCAGGCTTGCGCCTCTGGCGATTGTTGCTCGCCCTCGAAGAACTTCTTCCGGTACTCGGCGAAGTCGGCGGCTTCTTCCACGCGCTCGATCACGTCATCGATGCCGGGCGTGATGATGTGCCCGGCCGGCGCGAGCGCGGGTTGCGCTGGGTCAGGCACAGTTCGCGCGCCCCGGGTTCAGCCTCAGCGCGAGGAGAGGCTTGAGGATGGGAAGCGCCGAGAACATGCGCGGCCAGTCGGTGCCGCAGCCCTTGCGCATGCTGGGCGTTGCGAGCAGGTTGGCGCGCTTCCACGTGGCCCACGGGCGGCCGTCCTGCGCGCTCACTTGCGGCCCCGCTTCGCTTGCGGCGACTCCGGCTCTGTCGCTTCCTCGACCTCGGGCAGCACGTCGACCGAGTCGATGCGCTGCCACGGAATCAGGATGTCGAGCTCGCGGCGCTCGTGCTTGGCGAGCACGCCGGCAGGCGTTACCGCCATCGCGAACCCTTCAGCAGCGGTGATGCGGTAGCGCGAGCTCGCGGCCATGCCGGGGATTTCCAGCGGGCCGTTGAAGCGCAGCGTGTCGATTTTCACGCGGGCACCGGCGCGGCGAGCGCGGCGTCCACCTTCGCCTTCAGCGCGTCGACGGCATCGGCCGCGGCATTCACGGCCGGCGAATCATCGGCGGGGGTTTTGGCGATCAACGCCTCTACGGACGCAGTGAGCGCGGAAACGGATGCGGAAAGTCGGTCGGTGGCCTGGGACATCTTGAAAAAACCTCGCGCAAAAAAGCCCAGCGCAAGCGCCAGGCAGGTAATCGGAATGGCCATCACTTGACCGCCTGCAGCGCGCGCGGCGCCGACTCGAAAGGCGCAAGTGTCTCGGCGCTTGCAGGCTTTGGCGGCGTCGGGTCGATCGCCAAAATGCGCTGCACCATCTCCTCGGCCTTGAGGATGGTGTTGCCGTCCGGGTCGTACACGACGCGGTTGTGCACGGTGCGCGCGCGGTTGGCGGCGACGCGCTGAATCGACTCGAGGCGGTCGAGCGCTGCTAGCCGGCGCTCCTCGGGGTCCGCGATCTTCGCGAGCTCTCGGAGCGGGGCAAACGCAAGCGCCTCCCATGGAGTGGGGGCCGCGCCGTCGGAGGCGCCGTCAGCAGGCACCTTCGCATCGGCTGGCTGAACCGAGTCGGTCGGTGGGCGTGCTTTCGGGCGGCGGGCCATCCCGCCACACAAGATGCCGCAGGCTGCCGATTAAGGCAACCGAATTCGCGTGACGGTTGCCTTAGCGCGGCACGCAGTACAGGACTTCGTCGCCCATCCCCTCGAATGCGCCGCCCAGTTCAGTGCAGCGAGCGATGGCTGCGTCGTAGGCGGCGCCGGGTTCGGCCGGTAGCTCGAAGCTGCAGGTATCGTGGATGCAGTCGAGCCCCCGCGCGCAGCCGTTGGTTGCAGGCACGGTGAACGGCGACTCGCCGCCCGCGCCGGCGTTCTCGACCTCGACGACATGAGCGGGTATCGGTTGCCCACAGCTCTGCGCCCAGCGGCCCGGCCGAGCGGGGAGCCCGGTTCCGGCGTCCAGGAGCTCACCAAACTCGCCCGAAGCTCCGGAGTCGCCTGCGATGCTACCCGGACCTCCCGACGCGCCCAGCGAGCCGCTAGAGCCCGACGCGCCGCCGTCGCCTCCAGTCCCGTCTGAATGCCCCGCGCTTGAGCCGCAAGCCGCGAGCACCAATCCCAACCCCAAAAGCATTTTTCTCATTGGAATCACCCTACGCACGCCGCGCGCGCGGCGCAATCTTGCCTGAACAATGGGCGTTCACCGCAGCCTCGACGAGGTCCGCCCGCGACCTGCCGGACTCTTGCGCCTTGGCGGCCAGCAGCTCGAGCACGGCGCGCGGCAGCCGCAGCGTAATCCGCCCGTAGCCGTGCGCGGCGTAGTCGGCTTCCGTCCACTGCGTGCCGGAGCG